TTCAGTCGGCGATTTCGGACCGAAGTCATAGTTGATATAGAGGACGCCGGCCGCCATGCTTTCCGCGGTATTCAGCTCCTCATCCAGCCAGGCCCGCCCACCGAAAATCGCGCCAAGATTGACCAGCTGGCGGAGATACGCATTGATGGTGCCAATAATGTCGTCGGCGTTCTCCCGGTCCAGCGGTCGATCCACATATTCCAGCATCGATTCCTGAATACTGTCCTCGATAACATCGGCGGTACGGCGAACAGACTCGAAACGCCACTGAGGATCGGTGGCACACAGACGGTTTCCCCAGTGTTTAAAGCCGGCACGGCGGATGATGGTGGAGACGTTCTGCATATTGAGCAGGTTCGCATCACAGTTTTCCTCCCCCAGGATAAATTCATCAACCTGCTCCACGCCCAGAATATTGTTGATGTCCTGATTGGATTTGCTCCACCACCAGCCTTTTTCATAATCGATACGCGCACGCAGCCCCGCCGCAAAAGCGGAATAGGGTCGGTATACCAGCTGGCCTGACGCATCGCTGACCTGCACGCGGGGGCGTAGCAGTTCCACTCGGGCCCCATAGGACTGGCGGCGCTGCACCACTTCCTGCAGCGTGGCACCAGATGCGCAGTCAACATAAGCGACAGCCCGGAGTTTCCCGGCCACCGTCTCCAGCGCCTTACCCACGGCATCGTCCTCGCTGAAGCCCGGGGCAATCACAATGCGCGGCTGATAGGTGGTCACGGATTTTGCAGAAGCCAACATACCGATCCCGGCAAGAACGGCAGCCCGTTGTGCCTCCTCTTTCGCATCTTCAGCCACTCTGACCACCACCGTCAGGGCATTACGCTGATCGTTAATTTCATTCAGCGCCTGCTTCAGCGTTCCTTTTTCACCGAGCCGGGACACCATGGTGGTACCGACAACTGCCACCGGCGTATTCAGCGGAAAAGGCTCATCTTCACCACCCGCGAGTTGAAGGCTGAATGGTGAAACCAGCCCTGTGCCGTCCCCTTTCGCGCTGATTTTACTGTCCTGCACTTCCGCGACTGCCGCCACCACATCGGCAGCAGTCGCCGTCAGTACACCTTTATCATCACAACCCAGCGTGACCTTCAGCGTTAATGACGCCGCATCCCATTCCGCCATTGTCGGTACCGCGGCGGGATTTTCGGATGGCGGTAGGCCTGCCTGCGCATCCACACGCAGTACGTTGCCACTTCTTCCGGTCGTGGTTGCCGCAAAATCCACCGTGTTATTCAGGATGGGCGTCCCGCTGGTTCCTGAGGCAGGCGTGCCAGTGGAGGCATCCGGCGCCGTTCCCACCAGACCAATAATGGCCGTCTGGATCGTCATGACCGCGACCGTCCCGGAAGTCAGTTCGATCGTTTCCACACCATGTAAATTCGCCATTCATTTTCTCCAGGCATAAAAAAACCTGCTGAAGCAGGTCACATTTTCTGATTAGGGGGATTTGTGGTACCGCCGCCGTCTCCATTTTCTTCATGGTCGTGGCGGTTAAACGTGCTACGGATGTCACTCATTTTCCCCGCGCCGTCCGAAATTTCCCGTGTGGCACCGATATTTCCGGCCACGTTCGTATCGGCATTTATCTGCGTTTTCCCCTGAACAGTCAGGGTGTCAGTGATTTCTACCGGACCGTCCAGCGTGCCTTTCCCGGTAATTTTGTAAGTGCCTCCCTCCACCAGGGTGATGGTCAGGGCATGAGCGGCACGGTCGTAACGAATTTCAGTACCGTCGCCATAGCGGGTGATATGTTCACTGTCGCTCCCCTCCGGTACCGGAAGCCCGCCGGTATTCCAGCCGGGAAACACCCGGCCATTATTCAGCTCACCCGCCTCCGACAGCACCGTGACCGCATCCCCCACCGCATACGGATTGGAATCCGCCCGGTTAGCGCCGGAAAATCCCTGACAGAGCGGCAGCCATGTGGTGATGATATCGCCCAGATCCACCCGGCACTTCGGAATGCCGTCATGTTTCACGGAGTGGATGACGCCGCGCCGCACAAGATTCGCCAGGCGCCGCTGTAAATCGCCCTCAATCTCACTCACCGGATGTTGCCTCATAAATCAGTTTGTAATCGTCCACATGCGCGCGACCGATATCTGGCGCTTTACCAAGCCAGGCGGCTTTGAGTGGAGCATTAAACCGCGCAAACGGATCGACACCAAAGGCCGCCGACTGGGTAAAGGAGAGACGCCACACCAGGTAATCATCCATACGCGGATCAAATTCATCGCGTTCGGCGGACGTAAACACCGCGGGCTCAATATGCCCCAGGCCAAACTGCTGCCCGTCAATCCACTGGGTGATGTCTGCCGCCGCCGTGCGGACAAAAATTTCGGGACTGGATATCCCCGCCCCGGCAGCATCCACCACCACAAACAGATCGCAGGTCAGCCCGATATTGAGCTGCCCCTCATTTCCCCCGGCCTGCTCCCAACTGTTAATGGTGAAATACACCGCGGGCGTAACCAGACCGGAGAATCGCGGGATATTCTTTTCCGGATACGCATCAGCATCACGTACCCAGCTGATTTTTTTCAGTGCCGCAATCACCGCCTCATGGTACTGCGCCAGTAATAAAGGTTCCGCCATAGTTGTCCCCCTCAGACTGATATTTTCGCTTTTACCCGGCCACGGATATCGCTTTCAAAGTGATGCATGAAAATCTCCATTGCCTCCGCAAAGGCGTTATCCTCAATGTAGTTCAGCATCGGCTCATAAATATCGATTTCCGCCTCGTGGGTCCGCCGGGTGTCAGGATCGCGAATCACCACCGTTCGCCGGTTCTCCCTGTGGGAGCGGGCCACTTCCCCGTTTTCAAACGTCCGGGGAGACAGTAGGCTACCTTTGGGTGTAAATCCCGCGTTTTCAGCCTGGCGGCGCGCTTTAATAAACCGCCCCGTGGATTTATCCCGTCGGGAGTGGTGGGGTCTTACCCGGCCATTAATCCGCCCCTTCAGGTCTTTGACCTTGATGGCATTCAGACCAAACCAGAGACGGAAATTATCCAGTTGTGAGCCACGATCAAGGTGGAATGACAACAGACGACGGCGGACCAGATTAAGGCTGCGGGGAGCCAGTCCCGTTTTCAGATCAGCCATCGCCTTCTTGCGTAACGTTGCCGCCGTTCGCCGCAGCGCGCGGGAATAAGCCGCCCGAAACTGCTTTTGTGTCGCCCCCACTTTTTCAGCAATACGCCAGATAGCATCAACATCGATATCGACGGGCAAATCCCGTCGCAGTCTGGTTTCACGGGCCATATCAACTCCACTTGTCGATTTCCGGCTGTGGCTTACCCGGCTCACCGTAGGCCAGCGTCACCCGGGTCCGCCCTTCTTCATCCGTCCCGACATGGGTCACGCGATACGGCATACCGTTCACCACCACACCATCGTGCTTTGCGAGTCCCTGAATATCCGCCGTCATGGCGCTGAAGGCCGGAGCATGATCCTGAATTTCGCCGCCGCCCGGCACGCTGACAGGCGCATCCGGCGATTCGAAAATCACCACCACCGGACGTTTTTCCTTACCGATGGTAAGCAGGGCCGGAATTTCCTCCGCAAATGCCCGGGAGATCCGGGCATCCGCGTTTAACAGGCGTTGACGAAAGCGGTTCATCAGTAACCCAGCCGTACAGGAATAGCGTCGTCCCCCACGTCAGCAGCCGCCCATGCGGTGCCGGCAAGGGGATTCGGGGCAGCTGCCTCACCCGCAGCGACCGTCAGTTTCCCGTCGGCGAAGTAAAGTTTCTGTCCGATGGTGACGGCTTCCGCCGCTTTGGGCAGAACAAACACACCGGCAGTGTGCAGTACCCCCCACGAACCTGTCGGGATCCTATCGTGGGCGACCCCCACCAGCCCGCCTGACAGCACAGCATCACCCGACTGAATATCCTCAGCACCGGTATTCTCAAAATCGATTGTCCGGCCATCCTGCTGATAGTTTTTTGCCATTTTTTTCTCCAGAAATAAAAAGAGCAGCTGGCGCCGCTCCGGAATAAAAAAAACCGTCAGATGACGGTTGTTATTTTTTGGTGGCTTTAACCAGTCCGCGCCAGTCGAGCGGCGCCACACCGGCGTCAATTCGCACCTTGAAGGCTGCCCCGTCCACGGTGAAGCCCTGCTGCTGTTCGAGATAGGGTGTATCGATGCCGTCAAGATACGCCACCTCGATGGTGTCACGACCCTGCGCCGCTGCCAGGTAGTAGTCTGTCGGGCTGCTGTCATCCAGGCGAGCCTCGGACAGAACCGTCACAAAGTTCTGGATCGGGTTATTGATGCCGCTGTTAGCATCAGCACCCGGTACGCTGGCAGATTTAATCAACTGATTCGCACGGGATTCAATCGCCACTGGCGTCAGCATAAAGGCAGGACGAATATTGAGACGGCGCTCACCGGATTTTTGTAACAGCATCGCCTGACGGCCGGCATCAAGCCCTTCAATACTGAGATCAGAAGAGACCAGGTTGCCGTGGTCGGCATGGAACAACGGTTTACCGTCCGACATTTTTGGGTTACTGGTCAGCACAGCCCAGACCAGGTCACCGACGGTTGCACGCGCAGCGCCCCCCATCGCCATTGGAATGCGGGTCAGCATATCCATATCATCGTTAATGATGGTCTGGCGATCGATGCTGAAGAGCTCGCCATAAGTCGCCAGTGCAATGGGTTCACCACGATCTTTCAGGGTGACGTATTTGTATTCCGCCCCGGCACGCACTTTGCGCAGCGTAGGGAAAGAATCCAGCCCTGCGCGGTGCGCGGTTTTGAAATCGGTCAGCGTACCCTTGCGGGTCCACTGGTCGAAGGTTTCACTGGCTTCATCCCAGCCCATCAGCGCGGCTTTATGAGCCACATCCATCAGGATGTTGCCAAAATCGCTGCTGCTGTGGGTAAACGCCAGCCCCACCATCGCAAGAGGTGACGAGTGCCCGGAGATACCAATGCCGCGATCCACCAGCGAGGCGCGCGCCAGCTCACGCAGAGTGTATCCGTTGTAGGCATTGTCTTTTTCAGACTGGGCATATCCGGCACGGGTCATAATCGCTGCGCGGATGGAGTCGCCTACCAGATTACCGTTGCCGGCATATAGATGAATCGCGCCCGGACCTGCACTCGGGGTAGTGCCTGCCGCCAGTGCCTGCAGCAGCTTATCGCGGGCTTTTTCAGCATTGCAGGTAAAGTCGGCCAGGCATTCCGCTTTCAGCGTCGCGAAGGTGGGGAACGCCTCAAACACAGCAGAAACGGCATTCACGCGCTCCGCGTTCGCCGTCTGCATCTGCAGCTGCAGTTGCTGAGCCAGCGCAGAAATATCGATATTTGCCATCTGCGGAGCGGGCTGTTGCGGCTGAAAGCGAAGGTGGACATCTGGGTGGATGGAGTGGCGGCCAGTATGGCGTCGATGATTGTCTGCCTGCCCGGCGCCACGGTCCATATGCCGGAAAACGCCTGGCTTATGGTTCACAAACCATGGGGTGGTATCGCGGGTGATTCTGACGATATGCGCGACTATGCCGACTGGCTGGACCGAAATGAAGCCCTGATGCTCAGTGCCTACATGAACAAAACAGGACTGGGGCAGGAAGAGCTGGAGGCGATGCTGAAAGCGGAGACATGGCTTAACGGCGCCGAGGCGGTGGAAAAAGGTTTCGCCGATACGCTTGAACCTGAACTGCAGGCCGCGGCCTGTGTGAATGAAAATAAACTGAAGGATTACCAGAATATGCCAGAACAGATTAAATCCCTTTTTCCACCGCCTCGGCGCCGTTAAGCCATGTCTCCGCTTTCAGCATCGCCTCCAGCTCTTCCTGCCCCAGTCCTGTTTTGTTCATGTAGGCACTGAGCATCAGGGCTTCATTTCGGTCCAGCCAGTCGGCATAGTCGCGCATATCGTCAGAATCACCCGCGATACCACCCCATGGTTTGTGAACCATAAGCCAGGCGTTTTCCGGCATATGGACCGTGGCGCCGGGCAGGCAGACAATCATCGACGCCATACTGGCCGCCACTCCATCCACCCAGATGTCCACCTTCGCTTTCAGCCGCGACAGCGTGTTGTAGATGGCAAAGCCCTGCATCACATCGCCGCCAGGACTGTGAATATGCAAAGCCACCGCACTGGCCTCAAATACACCCGCCTCTTTGCAGTCAGTGACGAACTGCTGGGCCGTAATCCCCCAGCCGCCAATCACGTCATAAAGGAAGATTTCAACGCGCCCGGCGGCCAGTGCACGAATTTCGTACCAGCACTGACCGTTTGCCGCATCGACACCCGCCAGGCTGGCCCGGGGATTAATCATCATCGTCCGGCTCATGCCGGGTATTGCTCGTTTTTGCCGTTGCATCTGGCATCGCTCCTTTGTCATTGGCGGCGTCAGAATCAAACACCAGCCCGTGTTGACGGTTGAATTCAGTTTCCCGCAGACGCTGGCGCTTAACCTCCTGAGGGTTCTGGCCTCGGGCGCGCGTCCACTCCGCTTCGGTACCTGCACCACCACGTACAATCGCTTTCCATGCGGTCGCCTCTTTGCCCGGATCAATCCATGGCATGACCGGGCCGAGATAAAGCGCGTTATAGAGGGATTTGGGATCCACATCCGGCGGGACATCGACACCGCTTAGTAACGCCATCGCCAGCCATGCCCGGTAAACCGGGCGGCTGTGCTGGCCGACAAACCACTGCTGCAGAACGTTGTACCCTTCGAAGCTCTCCACCAGTTCCTGCCGTTGTGAGCTGTAAGTGCCGTTATAGTCGCGGGCAATGCTGGAGTAACTGCCGCGTGTACCGGCGGCCACAGCCCGCATCTGCCCGTTGCGGAATTCGTAGAGATGGACGTTAGGGCGGTTTGACTCCACCATGCCGAGGTCTTCGCCGGGGCGGAGTTCGTCATAAATCATGCCTGGCGCGATATCGTAATGGCGCTGGCCGCCGGGCGCGGAAAACTCCCCCTCATCGCCCATCGACTGCGCATCTCCGCGTTTGATATAGAAGCCCAGCGCAGCAGCAATTCGTGCCGCCACGCGTTCGCTCTCTTCATAGTCTTTGATATCAGAAAGGCGGGTAATTACCCCATGGATCAGACTGATGCCACGCAGCTGGTGCAGGCGCTTACGCTGTGCCAGGTGAAGCATGTTGTCAGCGGAGATCGTTTTCAGTTCAGCACTGAAGCGCGTCATGTTTGCCGGGTGGTATTTGTAAACCCGATACCCGACGGGACGCCCCCAGTCGTTCACAATGATGCCCTGGCGAATCTGCTGGCCTGCTGTGCTGTTAAGGTTGAACGGCACAAAATCCGCTTCAAGCATTTCCAGCGAGAACGGTACGGAGGTGGCATGCTGCAGGCCCGGTACATTCCCCCTGACCAGTTGCGTGAACACCTCGCCGTCACGCAGCGCTGAACGTAATAACAGACGCTCAGCCTCAGGACGGGTAAACATCCCGGTTACCTCAGGGCGCACAGACCACTCCGCCCAGAGCGCGGAAAGCTGCCCGGCAAAATCAGAATGAAGATTACCCTCCAGATCGAGAGGCTGAGGCTCGACATGGATGCCGTGGGCACCAATTACCCGGTCTTCCATTTTGTCGAACAGGCCAATCACCAGATCATGGTTTTCATCCAGCCACCTGGCCTGCTCCCGCAGAGACTGACCCGCTGCAAACACCGCGGTATCCGCTGCCTGGGCTTGTTTTTTCGCTTTGTGCAGGCGCGACGGGTTTGCCGCTTCATACGCATTGAGCCGGAGACGATCCCTTGCGCGTGCCGCTGCCCACCCGGGGGAAATGGCCCCCAGTGTTCTTTCAAGAATGCCCATAAGACGTCCTACAGAAATTTAGCGAGTTTGTACGAACCACCGCGGTTATTGGCTGCCCGCCAGCGTCGCTCCCAGTAATCAAGCTCTTCGCGCAGCGCTTTCGGATCGTGATTGGTAATGGCGCGGCCGTTCACGCCAGTGAAGGAGATACTTTTGCCGTCAAGGGAGTCCTGATAGGCCTGCCGCACCATCATCAGCGTTTTTAGAAGATCTTCTTTTGTCACAACCAGCCTCCCTTACCGGAAGACCCCAGCCAGCTGCCGGACAGACCCTTTTTCTGTTCAGGCTCAGCGGGAACAGGCGACTGAGCGGCTTTTGTATTTTTCACGGTTATCTCCCGGGGTCGTTCCCCTTCAAAAATATTTGGATTCATATCCTGCGTCTCAGCCCATGCTGGCGGTTTTTCCCAGTCACGGATTTTTTCGTATCCACGCAGGACTGCCACGGCGTGGGCATAACAGAACAGGTCAAAGGCTTCGTTGGCACCCTTACCGGGTTTACGCCATTTACCGTCAACACCGCGCTCTTCGTAGGTCAGTTCTTCATAGAACCATTCACCCAGCCAGTCAGGAAAATGGATATACCCGGCTCCGGGTGTTTCCCTGTCCAGGTTATTGCTGAGCTGGTCCTTAAGCAGGTCGGTCTGCAACAGATACACCGGCACCTCGCCGCGGGCATCTGCCCGGCGGTCACTGCGTTCGGTATTATTCGGGTGGGTTTTAGTAATGATTTTCTGGCGCTTTGCGCTGTCGCCCTTGATCAGGTAGACACGCTTACCCAGTCCATCGCGCCGGCACTGGCGCCAGAATTTATATGCGTTATCGGTCACCCCTTCTTCACCGCCACTGTCTACAGCCATCGCCAGCACTGGCATACGCCGCACCGGATCAGACTGCAGCGCATAGGTTTTTTCCAGAACATCGGAGACCAGTAACTGCCAGTCCTCCGGATATGCGCCCGGATGGATAGGCTCTGCCTCACCATGCTCATCACAACGCAGGGACTGGCGGAGGTTGTAACGGTCCACCAGCCAGCGCTCACCGTTTTCGCCATAGCCAATAATTTGCACGACGAAACGGCGCTTTTTGCCACCCTGAACGTCGACAGCCGCCAGCAGGAAACGCACCTTAGGCGGTACCAGGCGCTTACCGTAATCCTCCGCCCGCTGCAACAGAACATCAGAGCGTCGCTGTTCGCTGGCTGCCCGCGGCAGGTACGGTAATCCCCAATCGGTGTTAATCACCGCTTTCAGGGTTTCTTCGCTGCCCGTGGCTTCGTATTCCTGCTCAGCGGTCAGCAGCTTATAGACCAGTTGAGCCCAGGTCTGGTACGCAGCCGCAGGGCCCTCCATCCAGAAACTGGCAATTCGTGAACGGCGCGGCTCGCCGGTAATATCACCGTCACGATCAATACTCTGCCCCTCACGTAGCCAGATCCCGACGCCGTTAAGCTCACGTTTTTTATCGGCGGTGATGATGCCGCTGCAGTGCGGGCAAAGCAGGTGCGCCGCCTCACTGGCTTTAACCGGGTCCGGTTCATCCCGGTAGCCGATCATAGCCTCCATTGCCGGCTGAAAATATTCCCCACAGTGCGGGCATGGCCAGTACCAGCGACGACGATCGCCGCGGTTATATAATGACAGGATCCCGGTTGTTGGCGGTGCCTCATGGGGTGACTGGCGACGCCACTTACTGTCACGGATATCCCGACCGGGGGAACTTTCCACCAGCGTCATCCCGGCAGACATAAAGGTGGTAGTACGTTTGGAGGCAAGAGAAAAACCATCGCCCTCACCATCAATATCTTCCGGGAAGCGATCGTAATCCGTCAGCGCCACACATTTAAAATCCGACGATGACATGACGTTAATGGAGGGCCAGCCGATTTTCAGGAAGCTACCTGAGAGGAAATATTTATCATGTACGTTATTGTCATTTCGTCTGGGGCTGAGACATTTTTTGACTTCGGGACTGCAGCGAAACGTTCTGGCAAGGCGCTTTTTGGAATGCTCCTGCGCTTTGTCCTGCGTCATTTGCACCAGCAGCATATCGGACGGATCACAGACAATGTTGTAGACCACCCAGCCATCAATCAGACCGTTGGTCTTCCCCGTTCGCGCAGGACCGACAAATATCACCGCATCATATTCACGGGACGCCAGGCAGTTCATCGGTTCCAGAACATACGGCGCTACCATCGGGTCCCACGGTACCGAGTTACCACCGGACGTCGGTACGCGCATAAATTTTGCCACTGCTTCGGCAACCGGCATCCTTCGGGGTGCCTGAATCAACTGGCCAGTATCCTTTTTAAGTGACAGCGCCGTGGCCTGTACCGACATTATTCCTCCTCCGGGATGCCCTCCTCTGCTTTCTCTTCGTCACTCATGATTCTCCGGGCAATTTCATCACGGAGATCGTCGATAATCGACTGGACGCGGGAAACCGCCGCAGGATTCAGCGCACAATCACGTTCAAGAATGTCCGGTAACGTCTCAAGAACCTGCACCATGGCTTTTGCCATCTCAGCAAACTCACGCGCCACATCAGACGCCGGGATCAGTTCGCCAACCTCTTGTTCAAATTTCAGACGCTCACGTTCAGACTGATACCAGGCTTTTCGATCCTGCGGTTCCATTTCGCCTTCCGCTACCGGCGCAGGCATTTTCATCAGCTCAGCAAGAACATCCGTCAGGCCATACAGCTTCAGGTTACTGTCATTGCCACCTGCCGGACGGACATTCTTTAATCTGGCGGACACCGTCTGACGATGAACGCCGGACAATGCAGCCAGCTGACTGACGTTAAGTTGCAGCCGCTTTAATTCATGGTCCATGCAAGGCTCCAGTGATGAACAAAAAACAAACGAATTCGACACCGGAGAAATTTTTCCCCCGATGTTTCAATAAATTGAAGTGGTGGTGATGGACGATAAAAATGCAAAAATTTGGCTTTTTCCGCGTGTCGCCAGCCCCTCGGTGTTCAGAATCGCCAGGAGGACCCACGAAAATGATAGGAATTATCAACAAAAAACCCCGCATTAGCGGGGGTATGGAATTGCGATACTATATATTTGGAGTCAGAACGGAGTATATTTTTCCTTAAGCTCTTTACCCCAATGCCTAAGAGTTCGTGACCTTCTGGCTATAGTGTCTTTACTCAATGAATTACACTGTTCAAGTAAAAATTTCTCAGCTGTATCTGGGTCTATTTGAGATAAATTCTCAACTTCTGACCAGTTAATCCAAGCCCAACCAATATGGCTCACCTCAAAGCATCTCGCAGCAATTTTATATTTGTTCTCTTGTCCAGATTGAATTAACTTTTGCCCCATCGCAGTTACATTGCCATTAGCATTCAGCAACCCTAAAACTTTTGCAGCATGTAGGTAATAATACACGTGTCTTTCTTGCAAACCTGTATTCTCTACAGTACAAGGTTCACCACTCCACTTGACTTCAACTACTTTAAAAACTTTTTCTAAAGTATCTGCTTGCGGAATTTGATGACCACTAACTGCAAGTGCAGACATCCTGCTGATTAACCTAAGATAGAACTCAGCTCCTGCTTTAGTCAGCAAAAATATAACCTCACCAGTCTGATTGCTTTTTAATTCCATATTTGTTCCAGTCGATACAATAGACTGAAGCAAATCAGAAAAGGCTTGGATATCTATCCCATTGTTTTCTATGAAATCGACTATATCAGCACGACGTTCAATAAGAGCGCTCAAATCGCGTAAAATCTCTTCATAGGCGTTCAGCTTTTCAGCTTGGAATGAAAGGATAAACGAACCAGGACGAGCATCTACTGGACGTAGCTTATCTTTTAATCCGCTATACTCCAGTAAACTATCATATAACGCACTAAAGCTATCACACACATTCGAAACGTGACTTAGCACCAAATTTCCAGCGCTTTTCTTTGAGCTTTTTTCTAAATGAATCTCATGCGTGGAATACTTAATTGCCTCACCGATTCGACCATTCTCTAAAACAGGAACCACAGAGCTAATAAACAGTCCCTGAGCTGGCAAAGCAATATCATTGATGGCATCTACGCCTTTAACACTCCATGTAGGCGCAACCTCTCGATCATAAGGGGCGCGTACCTCATAGAAAAATGATTGTTCCTGATCAATTAAAACTGAACGTAAATCAATTCTTTTTCTTTCAATTAACTCCAATCGCGTTGGAGATACAGGGATAACATACCAACTATCGGCATCCTCGTCCTCACCAATCCAGTAAACAACAAATAATGAACTAACTTCATTTTCTGCTGAAAAGAAACGAGGTTCTTCGAAAAACTCATACACCCTTTTATAGCGTAGAGTCCCCATCATTGTATTAGGCAGAAAAACGTTACTCATGCGCCTTCTCCTAAACAAGCAAAATGCTCATGTATAGAACAATTTACCGTAAGCCATATTGTATAGTGAGCTGGATCCGCAAAAGTCTTTTTCATAACCCCCATGAATGGCATTACGTTACCTTTTGCGACGGTACGATCACCTAACGCCGCAGGAAACTTAGCCTTTGCATCTGTAGCACCTCTTTCTTCAGAAAAAAAAGATGTGCCATACACGCACTGAAGAGCTTCTCCACGACATTTCTTATGTCTATTCGGGTACTCTTCATGGGTAGAAAGGAAACAATTTGGGGTCGGGGGGTTAGCTCTAACCAAACGATAAAACTCACCCTCGGCATCTACAGCCGTTTTTGGAGGAACACCTTTTGGATAAAAATCAGGCCAAGTCTGCTCGGCTAGCTCCGCTGCAACTTCAGACATAACATCATTCCGTGTAGTCATAAAAAAACTGCCAACACGATAACAATTTATTTTAATAGGGAAACGACTGTTGGCATCAGTTGCAATATAGCAAAAGCTTACAAAATGTGAATCCTAAAGTGTTAAAACCGCACGTTAGGCCTCACGCTTTTTCTGAGCTCTAATCCTCTGCTTTGTTCGAGCTCCCGTATACTACTCAACTGATTATTCGCCTTTTCAATGGCTGACAGTAAAGGATTAATCCACAGAACTGCCTGGCAGTACGTCAGCGCGCGGGAGGCAACGGGACTATCACCGGCTGTGTCAGCGTCCCCGGAATCGGAGTACATTGCGCTGGCACGTAAACGGTTCGCGTAGTTGAGCAGCCCACTAGCGATATCAGCAGGCACAGTAAGATCACAGTTTTTTTCACGATAGAGAATCTCCCGGTATTCGATAACGGTCTTTTCGGCACCCGCATCAATCAGAGAATTTAAGCGACTGGCGCTTTCTGCAGCCTGATTAAACCGGTTGAAGTTGAAAGCCTGTGTGGTTATTAGCGTCGCCTGTAGCGCGTTATCACTGCGTAATATCCGGTTGTCACTCTCGGACGTGGTCAACGCAGCATTGCTGCGGGCCAGCAGCATGCAGAGGACCGCGATAATAATGACGGCTGCCATCCCAACAACAACGAGAATCTTGTTCATTGATCTATCCCCCAGCACGTTAACGCACTTTCCTGGTCCCGGCGGGATACTTGCCCATAGCAATTATTGGAGCGTATGCGGCAATCCTTTCCACCGTCCTTAATCCACCAGCGAATCGCTTCACATGCGCCTTTACGGTCGCCGGCGTTGATGCGCTGGTAGAACGTAGACGGGAAGCATTTCCCGGGGCCGATGTTGTACGGACAGAATGAAGCAATGCCGACTTTCTGCGGAGGCGTCAACGGTACGCGGATATTCCGGTCAACCCACGCCAGCGCCTTATCACGTTCGATAGCATTCACCTCGTCGCATTTTGCCTGGGTTAACTTCATTCCCTGCGTGACAGGTTTACCATCAATACGCGTGGCACCTCGGCAAATAGTCCAGATACCCTGGCTGCCATCCCGGTACGCGGTCAGGCTGTTTCCTTCCTTCTCGTTAAGGAACTGATCCATTAGAACCGGAGCTGACGCACCAGCTGCAATTAATCCCAACATAGCCGCGCTGAGTTTCGTTTTCAGGTTGGCCATATTAGTGATCCTGCGGCGGTGTTGTTACATAGCCTCTCGCCAGCGCCTTTTCGTAAGCTCTGGTTTGTCGCCATTTAAAGTAAAAATTAACGGAGAAAGTCAGGAGGCCAATAATAAAGCCGCCGACAACTGCTATTAAGTTCCAGTCAAGGTCATGTATCCATCTGGCAATTCCGCCCCAGCAGATGAGGCCGCCCGAAGTGCAATACCCTAATGCAGAGGCAATTTTGTCAGGCATGGTTCTGTTCATCCGACACCTCCTGTTTTGAGGTGTTGTGTGTTTAAAGGGGTCAGGACCGTCAGGCTGATTTATCAACAAAGTGCGTCATAGATGATTCCTGCGGTCCTGAAATAAAAAAGGCCACGCAAGTGCGCAACCTGTGAATAGGTGCCGCTCAGTAGCGGCGTATTTACCCTTCTGCTATTGTTGATTCGCCAAAACCACAACATCAAAGAGGAAAAAATATGGCAAGTTTTACTGTTCGCGTAGAGCTTAGCAATGCATCAGCCGATGACTATGAGCGCCTTCATGAAGCGATGGAAACACGCAGATACTTTCGCGAAATCCAGGATGCAGCCGGGAATTGGTTTTATCTCCCATCAGCTGAATATGTAGCAGAAAAAAATGCATCTGCACGAGATGTTCGAGAAGAGGTTGTAGCTATCGCTGGGGCCATAAAGAGTAGCCCGAGAGTGTTGGTTACCCAGGCTGCTGAGCGCTCCTGGAGCCTAGTCAGGAAGTAAATTTTGATCGCCGTCCTGAGTCATTTTATTACCTGAGCGTCCATCATCATATATATCATCACTTTCATCTGGGGCGCTGTCAAAGCGCTCCATTGCAATAAATGCAGCAGCCACGCCTTCCCCCAGAGCCTTTGAGGAAACTATATCCACCTGAGATGCCCCGGATATCAATATTCCCAAAGCAGCTAATGCATGCTGCTTCGCATCAGAGCTCAAGTCACTAAATCTCATACCGTTCCCCAGAAACGAAAAAACCCGCCAGACGGCAGGGTTCCGATGATTAAGCTGTGTGTCGAAGTGACCACTCTTAACAGATTACAACGTTTTTTGCGGACCGCGTTAATGTTTTTTCATGTTTAATGCGGTATCGTAACAGGCTTCAAAGTTAGCGTTAAGGGACTAATTTTATGCAAGAAACCCTATCATTTTTAGATCGCGATGAGTTTCAAAGGAAATCTATTGCTGAAAATATTGTAAAACTACTCAAACCGGAAATCGATATTTCACCACTTGTGATAGATGGTGACTGGGGAACAGGCAAGACTGAATTCAGTATCAAGCTAAAAAATCTTATCCTTGAGCAAGAGCCTAAATCGAAGGTTATCTACATTGACGCTTTTAAAGGAGATCATGCAGAATCACCTTTACTTTTGATAACATCCGCAATTGCCCGGACTTTGCCAGAAAGGGAAAAGCAAACATTCATAAAGAAAGCACTTCCTGCAATTAGATTTGGTATGAAAACAGCCTTAAAAGCAGGTGCTGGTTGGGTATTGCGTCAAGAAACTGACAATATGGCAGATGAATTCCAAGACGCGATAAAAAAAGCCAGCAACGCGGCAATTGACGGGACTGTTGAAAACATCTTAGAAGACCACATTGAAGCAGAGAAGAACATAAATTCACTTAAGGCTTGCATAGAAGAGATTTCATCAAAATATAAAACCGTAATTATCATTGATGAACTAGACAGATGTAAGCCTAACTTTTCAACATCAATACTTGAAGTAATAAAACATATTTTCGACACACAGAACGTTTACTTCATCTTGGTTACCAACACAAAACAACTCAGGGCATCTATCAATCATATCTATGGTTACAGCCTTGACTCTCAAAAATATCTTGATAAATTCATAAAATACACAATTTCGCTACCCGATACATATAAAAATGGACGTTCTGAAAGTTGTAAAACTTCCGTCACTTACTGGTTACAACTAGCTAAAGATAGCCCATCCTTATCATTTATAGAAAAAAACATCGGCGAAGGCGTTCGGCAATTAATTAGCCAAACAAATCTCTCACTGAGAGAAACGCACACATACGCAAGAAATTTAAATATATTCCAAACGCTTGAAGGAAATAGATTCAATGAAAACACCTATTATATCTATAGACTCATTTTCATAACTGCAGTATATATCCATTGTTTCGGGGATAAAAACATACTGAAAAACGAATTCACTTCTGAATCAATTGATAAATTAGCCGACCTTTTAAAGGTGGATTCAATCCCATATTCATTTGAAAGAACATCTGATGTATCTAGAATAACAATAATGTTCTATGGATTGATAAAAGACAGCCTATATGTTAACCCTCGATTCGCACCTAAAAACGAAGTTGAATTAAAACAATTTGACGATCTTTATCAAAGATTCGATGACTCCCATTTCCTTAACTCTACAGTTAAAAGCAGAGTTAATGATTTCATTCAAGAGATGTCCTTCATAAAATAAAAAAGTGCCCCATTTAGGGGCGTTTTTCTATGCATCCATATCAAGTCTCACATCCAACATACTCAGACAACCATCGATAAAACCCTCTGCCATCTGAATCTCAATGCGTATTAGCTTTTCATCTTTCTTGCGAGCTTTAGCGATTTTCCGCTTTGAGATGCCATAAAGATAATGTGCAACTAAGAGCGAATGCTCATAGGGCTTACGCTTTTGAAGCCGCGCCAAACATCCCTCAATAATCAGCGCATCGTCATCAGTGCATGAAAGACGAGTTTTACTTGTTTGTGGAAGAAGCCCCTTAAAGCCGGCTGCGATGGGAGAGTAGTCAACCCCAGAGCTATCACTTGCAGCCCAGCCACCCCAGCGCTCCAAAACCATTTGAATGTCACGCATTGTTCTGTGCTCCTGTCTTATTAGCGCTGTCGCTGATGTGCGTACCCTGAGGGCTGAATTGCTTTAACGATGCTTCCAACTTCATGCGGCCACCTGCTGTTTTTTCGTAAATACCAACTCACGAACCTGATCGCCGTTCATAAGCATGTCATTGAAATCCCCGTTATCAGGCCAGCGGATTGTGACTTTCAAAATGTCATTTTTCGCCATGAGGTTAGCGTGAGCACATTCGAACGCTGCCGAGTGTCCGGTGGCAGAGTGCTTATCCATATCGGCGAAAACAATCAGGTGTTTCACGCCTGCCGGCGCACGGAATTTCTTCATAAAATTGCTGTTCATTACTGCCCAGGTATTCACGCCATAAATCTGATGGCATGAGAGAGCAGTTTCGATGCCCTCTGCTATCCCCAGTGTTGTAGATACCGGGAACATACGGATCGCCACTGAACGGGCATATTCGAGATAGTTGTCTTCCTGCAGAGATTTCTGGCGTTTAGCACTTTCGCCCAAAGGGGCTTTCTGTTCCCCCTCAAGCAGGGTGCGATGGAGATAACACAGCTCCCCTTTATCATCCGTCGCGAGAGCATAGATCGCGTGATATACCTTCCCGTTATGACGTTGCCTTTCACAGAATTTAATAGCATCCATGGGTAATTTACTGATGCCGCGTTGACGAAGATACCCAGCCCCCGGGGTACCGTGCAGAGGTAGCAGCTTCATAAATTTGCTGGTCGTCCTCTGGCGCATTTTTGCAGCCGAGCTATTGACGGGGATCTTCTCTCGCTGATAGTCATTGCCGATGAGCTTATCCACCTCAGCACAGAGCGCTGAGAAAGGCTTCCCGGTCTGTGTCAGTGAAAGCAGTTTCATACCATCGCCGCTGCCACATACGCAGATCCACGTTCCGGCACCGTCACGATCATCTATTCGGAATTTTCCACGGGCGCTGCAAACAGGACATTCACCTTTGTAGTGATGTTTCCCGGTAACAGGCGGTAGTCCGTAATGTTCAAGAATTTCTGGCCAGCGGCCTTTCGCCGCTTCTGCTGTCTTCACGCTGTTCTTCTCCCCAGCATACTGCGAATATTTTCTACCTGGTTTTTAGTTCTGATTACCCGGTGTGTTTCTGAATCAGGGGCAGGATTCGAGGACTTCAGCGCCTCTTTTTCCTTTCCCTTTGCAAATCTGATGAGTTTGTGTCGGATGTAATTGCTTACCTCCGGGGTGATTTCCATAGGGAAGTCGCTCAGGTCATTCGGCCATTCTCCGAACTTTTCCCTGAAGGTATGGGCGCACCATCCATCGCTGACTGGTTTTCCCATTGACGTGCGCTGTCGCTGATAAAATTTGATCTGGCTCCACCAGGACTGTTTGTCCGATTTCGTGTAAACCGTGGCGCCCTTACTGAGCTTTTTGATATTGCGCTGCGTATCAGTTTCCACGTCTTCTCCCACGAGAGGCTTAAATCCACACTTAGGGCAGACGTAGACACCTGTGGGTTTCATGAAGTGGCATTCCGGGCATTCCTTCGGGAGCTTTTCCTCGCGTTCTTGCTTCTGGCTGGCGGCGGCTTCCTTCATTCCGTCATTTTTGGACGGTAATTCGTTGTACTCAATGGCATCAGGAAATCCCAGGCGATGAACGGTACCGCTGTGATCGAAGATAAGGCAGGCATCCTTGCCCGGTGCCGTACGTAAGCCTCTGCCAAGCGCCTGGAGCCAGCGAATCTCACTTTTAGTCGGTCTGGCATAAATGACGCAACGAACATCACTGTCAAACCCGGCCACCAGCACACCGACGCTGACAATGATTTTTGTCGCTCCAGTCTCGAAACGGTGGATCATCAACTGGCGCTCTTCATGCGGTGTTTCAGCGACCATCACCTCGGCATTAACACCAGCCTTGTTGAACTGCATGGTCACAAAATTGGCGTGGGCCTTATTGACGCAGAACGCAACCGTCGGCAGATCCTGGCCGTTACGCAACCAGTTATCGACGATATCGCCAACCAGATCGGAGCCGCACATAATCTCCGCCAGCTGTGCTTCGTCGTAATCGCTGCCAAATTCCATTGATACTTTCGTTTTTACGCCTTTCAAATCCGGTTTCGTTGGTGCGAAAAACTCGTATTTGCTCAGGTCGCCGCGCTGGATCAGCTCGCCGATCGTGGTCGGCTTAATCAGGCGTTGATAGTAATGCCCGAGAAAAGGTGAAAACGGTGTCCCTGACAATCCAATCACCTTCGCTTTAGTCTCTGAGGTGAGTCGTTCCACCTCCTTGAGGATGCGGCGTTTTCTCAGATGAGCTTCGTCGATGATCAGCAGGTCAATATTCTGAGGGAATTCGCGGCGGATCAGCGTGTCAGCACTGGCAATCTGAATCTGAAGCGACGGGTCATAATTGGGATGATCACGCCAGATAAAACTGAGCTGATCTTCCGGTAGTCCATACTGAGCAAAACGCTGTGCAGTCTGGTTAATCAGAATGGTGTAAGGGGCGACGAACAGAACGCGCATACCACGACTTACCAGCCCGGCAGAAACGAAAGCGGCCAGCCCCGTTTTACCGCTGCCAGTCGGCATATACATCATGAAAGATGAATATGACTTCCAGTCCCGGCGCAACATGTTTAGTGCGCGTTCCTGTGCAAAATTCGGTTTGATATTCAGCATCACCACCACCTGTAAACACTATTCCAGAAAGAACGATTCCCAATCAGAGCAACCTGCAACAGACGTACTAGCTAAAAAGTACAGTGCTGTTTTTAATCCCTGCTCTTAGATCGGTACTCACCTAACCCATGTACCTGCCTGTTGGAAAAGACCTATTCCCATCCCTCTCCGATCTCCCCCCTTACCCCCCCTCTTACCTCTCCCTTATTCATGTACTAGCAAGAGAGTACAAACAGGTAAAAGTAAGTGGGGGTGCCCTGCTGACACATGACACCTTTAAGTCATCGTGCAATCAGGCGCCTTTAAGCCTGATGTCCAACGGCTCGCTACTGCGATCCGGCGAGGGGTGGCTGAGTCGTATACCCCTGCAATGCCCTGCCGTGATTTCTCACGAACAGTCGAAGCCGTGTATTAGCTTCATGCCTTGCCCGGTTCTCCTGACGGTATGAAACGGGCTCTGCGTTAAATTCAACCTCGTAAACTTCTGAGTACTTCAGCGCTATCTTTCGTCTGAGAGACAGCGGTAACTGCAGTAACTGCTCCTGAATCCATGTCGCATCTGCCTGGCAGAATAGCGATGGCATTTCTATCTGAACGTAATCCGGATACATCTAACCTCCGGGCATCAGGCGCGTGACATGTCACACCACTTATGCACGCGGCATACCATCCAATTTGCTCGGGTATAAGTCAGGGCGTAACTCATGAGGAGTGACGACCCATCCCACGAACTCACAAAGCTTCAAAACAAAACGAGGTGGAATTGCCGATTTTGTAAACCACTGGTTCACTGCCTGCGGTGTAACACCTAACCCTTGTGCAATGGCTTTTTGAGAAACAATTGCACTCAATTTCACTCGGACACTCTCATCCATAACCCACCAAACAAAGTTTAACTTGACGATACAGATGGTAGATCAAGTTATAATTGACATGCAAGTGAAAACATCATGATGTAAACTTAAAATCAAGCATTGCTTTATGAATCTCCGTTAAACTTTGACGGATACATTGGTGGAGAGAGCGTTATGTCAACAGCAAAAAGGATTAGGGAACTTCTAGATATAAAGGGATGGAGCAAAGCAGAATTGTCTCGCCGCCTGGGAGTCAGCGCCCAAACGGTGGTGTACTGGACGAAAGGCACAACCGTGCCAAGAGGTAAGCATTTAGCTAAACTTTCTGAACTAAGTGGCTACCCCCAATCTTGGTTCTTAGGAGAGGAACAAACTCCGTCATTCCTATCTTCATCTAAAGTTCTTGAAGAAACAAATAGCGTAAAATTTAAGGTGTTAGACGTTGAGTTTAGCTGTGGTGATGGAACCAATGTTAAAGGCGATTTTATAGATGTTGTACGCTCTATTGAGTTAGATCCAGAATATGCCCGTCAAGTTGTAGGCAATCGCCCATTCAAGAACATAGAGATAGGTAATGCCCGAGGAGATAGCATGTCGCCAACAATAGCCCCTGGCGATCTTTTATTTCTCGATAAAACAATAACTTATTTTGATGGGGATGGTATTTATGCCTTTTGCTTTGAAGGTGAGTGCTATGTAAAAAGGCTACAAAAAATAGGAAGCAAGATAGTTGTATTGTCTGATAATGGAAATTATCAGCCTTGGAGCATTGAGAAGGATGCTCTTAACGCGCTCTATATCCAATCTAAAGTTATCTCTTCTGTACCATTCAACATAAATAGATTTGGTTAGTCACTGATTAATAACGGGCTTTTGCCCGTTCAATTACCTCTCCTCATTCCATATCAAAAAAATAATCAAGTTTAACTTGACTACAATTACCTGCAACGCTAACCTCTAATCATCAAGTTTAACTTGATTTCATGGTGGCTCGACTATTTCGTGAGGGATGAAATGAAAACGCCTTTACCAATTGAAATGCTGGAAGATGTATCAGCAGAAATTATTGAGAATACTTCTCTCCTTGAGGTTATTTATCGCACCGCTGATATGGATCCTGAAGTTGATAACTCAGTTGCCTGTTTAATCCGGTCTATGCAGAAAACGCTTGAAAAAGCTCACGGATATATCGAAATGCTGGCTTCTAATCCTGCCCCCCCAAAACAGGGAAAGGATGAGAGCGATATTGCAGATGATGTTTTTGATGTTGTGGTTACGGCTAAAAAACTCGAAGAGCTTGCGCATATATATACTGAAAATTACTTCACAGATGCCGACAGTGACAACCCGGCCTGTCATATGGCCGCTGTTATATATGACTACTCGATAGAGGTATGCAAAGAAATCCAAAATATCGAATCGAAATTAGCTTAACCATCATTTAAAAGCATTCACGCCACCAATGGCGGGGATTCGTGCAATCAAATTTTAGAGAAGGTTTATTTATGTCATTCATCAAAGATAAAACTGCATATAAAACCGCCCTGCTCTATGCATCCTGCGGGCAGGAGTTGATTGCTAGCCTTTATCTCCGGAAAGCATACGAGAGGTAAATATGTTAAGCAAAGATAGTTCCATTGAAACAGCCAAAAATACAGCTGATAACCTGTATCAACTGATGGAGTTAATTAACACTAACATCATTGATATGGATATCGAGCAAATCATATCGCTTTCTGGCCTCTGCTTAGATTTATCAGCGCAAGTTTCAACGTGGATGGATGCGGAATATGAACGCCGTGAAAAATAGCATAATAGAAACGTATCGCCGCCGTATTGCAATAGCAACGCTTCACAGAATGAAACGTAAAACTGGCGGGTACTGCTTAATTGTCAATATGCCTGATGGTGAAATTAAATCCGTAGAGCTTAACGAAGAGGCAATGACAAAATTGCTCATGAAATTTGAGTCTCAGGCCAAAAATGAATTTGGACGTGACGCTGATAAATTTCTTCGTCAGACGTATATGAACTGCCTGGATATTAACGGTCACACTGAATATCTGACCGAGCAAGGGAAGATGATTATGGATGAATTACTTTCAGATGTAGTCACGTATTTAAAAAAGAATGCCACCAGCGAGGAATAAGCAATGGAACCGGATATAGCGGCAGTAACACACAACAAAATACAAGTAGTGCTGACTATTGAAAATGGTCAGGTCATTGATACTAGAAACGTCCGCGATAACGAATTAATCGCGAGCATGGATACGTTTTTCTGGATGGCGAAGAAAGCTGGCTATCAGGTCATTCCTCCAGCGCCGGGGGTTAGCCATGCTGACAGCCATACGCATTCCTGAGCGAGTACACCTGCAGGCGCTGCAGGTCCTGCAGCGATATCGGCGGAGGCGGATATTCCCACGGCGAATGTACCGCACCGGATATCTAAGCCTGAAAGTTAACCCCCGCTGGCGGCTGTTATCAAAAGACGACGGCCGGAACTGGGAAGTTATGAGCCATGAAACCTATAACCGGGAGAAAGACAAATGATCGACAACCGCACCGCCAGCGCCATCGACCTGGCACTACAGAAACATGATACCCCAGTCGGCCCGCTGTTCGTCGCTCAACTGCACGGCCGCATGAAGAAATGCTTCAGCCGCGATACAGCAATTCGGTACCTGGCATTTTTCATGACTTCCCGAGCATTCGCTCGCTCTGGCTTTCAACAAAGACACCCAATGATTCGGATTGACCGCGACGACATCGAAATCTGGCGTGATGGGGAAACAACGGATCAATACAGATTAGTCCATCAGCGTTGTGTCCGCCGCATACGCCATATCCTTGCCCGCAAACGCGAAATACAAAAGTGGTGCGAAAAGTGGGATGCCATGCATGACCGTTACATCAAAGAACGTGACGAACTCCAGGCCAAAAAACCGTTTTAAGGATTTGATGATGAATAACTTGATCAACATTAAGCCATCCATGACCAGCCTGGAAATTGCCGAGTTGGTAGAGAAACGCCACGACAATGTGAAGCGCACCATAGAAACTCTGATTGTGCGCGGCGTTATCACTTCTCCTCAAATTGAGGAAAAGCCTACCGCCGGGCGCCCTACAGCAGTTTATGTTTTTGAAAGTGAAGAAGGTAAACGCGACAGCATCATTGTGGTCGCGCAACTTAGCCCCGAGTTTACCGCCAGGCTGGTCGATCGCTGGAAAGAGCTGGAGGAAGAGCGCTCCCGCCCAAAATCACAGGCAGAGCTGATCGCCGAAATGGCTCTGCTGAATGTTGAGCAGGAGCGCCGCCTCTACCAGGTCGAAGAGCAGGTAGAAACCGTTGCGGAGGCGGTCGAAAACATTAAGCGCGGCACCATGCGTGCCGGTTACGTTGGTTATCGCCAGGTGGTCGCAAAAAGCGGCATGACTGATGCGAAATGCCGGAACCTGGTTAACGCCTACCGTATCCCGAACGATACGCACGAATTCATGACGCCTGATGGCCTGCTGTCTCGTCGGGCAATCGTAGAGTTTGAACCGTTCATGAAAGCATTCCACCAAATGATGGCAGAAGCTGAGCCCCGCGGTACCCGCTGGTATCACCCGAAGATGGGACTATTTCAGGCTATTGGGTGGGAGAGTAACCATGAGCAATAGCGATATCTGGATGCCAGCCGGTTCAATCGAGGAAGCCCACCTGCGGGCCTTAACGTGGGTTTGCGATGCGTACCTGTTTTACCTGGTCAGCCTGCACCGTCGACCGGTTTACCGTCACCAGTACGGCGATATTTCGCTTAACCAGCCAGCGCTGCAGGGGTTTGTTGACTCTTACCTCAAGGACAAGGGGTGGAGCATTGAGCGCCGTCGTGCGCATTACATCAACATTCTGGATCTCATTAAATATATGCATCGCAGCAATTCGGAATTTATTGACTGGGGAACAGTGCCGGTGCTTACGCCTCGGGGGCTCCGCTGGATGAACGCCTGCTTCTCGCGCCTGGGTGAAATGGTTAACAGCTATGGCGGCTGGGAGAACTACACCTTTGCTGTTCAGGAAGCAAAGCGATGAAGACATTCATCCTCTCAATGTTGTTCGGAGTATTGATGGTCGCCGCCGCTGCCGGTGCGCTGATTGAGTACAAATTTTTGATGGGTTTCTGAGGTATATATGATTTTTCTGGATGTTATACCGATTACAAAGTACTGCGAAGAGATGGGTGAGACGCTTGACGCCGTTAACAAACGGTTACAACGTGGAGTATGGCTGGAGGGGGTTCATGTTTTAAAAGTCGATGGGTCAAAAGAACGTTGGATCGACTTAAAGGAGATTGCAAATTGGGCAAGACAAAACAAGGATCATTATCTCTCCCAAGAGGAGTAACCATTCGCCAGCATAAAACTGGCGATACCCTGGTGATCACATTCACCTACAAGGGGGTTCTCTGCCGGGAGCCCCTTTCCAGAATGGAAGCAAACGCGCGCGGCGTGAAGTATGCCGAGCGCCTGCTGGGGGAGATACAAAATCAGATCGTCAGTGGCACCTTTGAATATGCTAAATATTTCCCCAACTCCAAAAAGCTGGAGCTGTTCGGGGTAGTAAAGAAGACCAAAAATATAAAGTCTTACCTGGACGAGTATCTGAAGATCTGCCAAAACCGAAACCTTTCTCCGTCGACTATCAAAGGTTATGAAAAATGCCTGTCGGCGCTGTCAGCTCTGCATAAACTCCACGTGTCAGAGCTGACGCCAGCGGTCCTTAAAAACTGGATAGCCAGCCGGAAAACAAAGCTGAAAACCACGAGAAATAACCTTTCGTTTCTGCGCAGCGCCATCGACGAAGCGGTCACGGATGGCCTGCTGACAATTAACCCGGTAACCCTTGTCAGCGCCAGCCGATACCATGTGATCGACAGCAGCCCAAGCGCCGACGATTACAAGGTTGACCCATTTACGCCAGCGGAAACCCTCGCTATTTACCAGAGTTGCAGATACCCGGAATGGGAAAACCTGTTCCGCTTCGCCTTCAATACAGGTCTGCGGAGCTCCGAACTGTGCGCGCTGCGCTGGCCTGATATCGACATCATAGCAAACACAGCTCACGTACAGGCTGCCAGTGTCGTAGGCGTACTCAAAGGTACCAAAACAAAGGCCGGCACACGTAAGGTGGAGCTGAATAGTGAGACGCTGGCAGCCTTGCAGGCTCAGAAGCAATACACCTTTATGAAAAGTGAGTTCATATTCAGCGATCCAAAAACGGGAGAACCCTGGGCGAACGCCGACGCGATCCGTAAAAAAGCGTGGGTACCGACCCTGAAAAAAGCTGGCGTGCGCTATCGTAACCCGTACCAGACGCGACACACTTTCGCCACCAAGCATATTAGCCAGGGAGTTAACCTCTTCTGGCTTGCCGGACAGATGGGCCACAAAGGGCCAGAGATGCTGTTTCGTCATTATGGTGCATATTTAGCATCCTATGATGGCTCAACGGTAAGACATCTCATACCATAAAACATGTGAGGAATGATAGATAGGTTCTAACTGCACGGTGATATCTTCATAACGATATGCTAGAGTATTCATAATCTTGTATGCTACGCACAGTGAGAAATATTATGCGTGTAAAAGTTAATAATTTTGGAACAATATCTGAGGCGGATGTAGCCATCGGTGGTTTGACAGTAATTACCGGAGAAAATGACACCGGAAAAAGCACCATTGGAAAAATATTATTCTCAATGGTAAAGGCAATTTCTCGTTACGAAGAAGATCTCGAAGAAGATAAAGAAGTACAAGTAACGTCTTTAGTGGAGAGGATCTACTTCAATCTTCGTAGAAGAATCAATATCGTTTCTTCTCCAGAAATAAGGGATTTATTCAATCCACGTAAATTCTATGCTTTGGCAAAAAATGATTTATACAACACTCTTCATGATAGAGAAATATTTATACGAAATTTAGTTGATAAAAATGAATTATCAGAACTCGTAGCGGACTCATGTTACGATCATTTAAGAAAAATTCATGAACTAATGATCGAACCAGAAGATGAACAATCAGCCATAAGCCGTGCATTGAGAAAAGCTTTTTTCTCAGAATTTAGAGGAGAGATTATTCAAAAAGGGCATGCTACCCCTATCAAAGCTTCATTAGAAGTAGTTGATGGTGCGAGTCCTTTGATTGACATCAAATGGACTCGTGAAGGAATGTCGCATTTCAAATATACTGATGCGCTTGGCTATTCTGATGCAACTTATGTCGATTCACCAAGTGTCATGCAGTATCATAACCTCGTTGGGTATGCAAAGACTTTATTCGATAACGAAACAGGTCGTATGACCGTGCCGTTACATGTTAAAGACTTAATATCTAAATTAAGTGATTCTGTATATACACTGTTTCCACATGCAGATTTATTTGCGGATTCGACTTATTACAATGAAGCCCTAAATATTTCCAAAAAAATCAATAATACATTTCATGGCGAAGTAACTTATGACACAGAACAAAATGAATTTTTCTTGGAAAAAAAAGGCTATAAAGTTACTTCAAGCAATATAGCCTCAGGCATCAAGTCGTTAGGCATATTAGATATGCTCATAAAAGGTGGCTCTGCAACTTACAATTCATTATTGATAATTGATGAACCTGAAGTTAACCTTCATCCAAAATGGCAAATATTTTATGCCGAGATAGTATGTGAATTAGTTTCCATGGGTGTTGACATCATAATTACAACGCATAGCCCATATATTATTGATGCATTAAAACATTATAGCGATAAAACAGGGATTGATAATCAATTTTATTTGACAGAGCGTTTCCCTGATGAAGATTATACTTACTTTGTAGATATCACTCACAATATATCTTTGGCTATTAATTTATTGGCAGCCCCTCTGCGAGATTTAAACCAGGAGTATTTAGATGATTTCTAATGAGGAGATTATTTTTAATAAACTATTGGAAATTTATCCATCAGCAATGAGTGAACTTACATCACTTAGTTTTAACGACTCAGGAAATCGTCAATTCATCATATCTGACTTCCAAGGCTTTAATTATGACACAGTAATGAACTGCTCGTCTGCATATAAAATTGAGACCAAAGAGAAATCCCCCGACGCATTATTCCTCCATAATGAAAAATTATACTTCATTGAATTCAAAGAAGGAAAAGCGAAAAAAGAGGATATCCGTTTAAAAATACATGAAGGCGTAACAACTTTATACCACTTTGTGTGTAAACACTTGCCAAGCATTACAAGACAAGAGTTCGTTGAATTAAAAGTAAATTATGCAGTTGTTTGTAGAAGTGATGGTTCAAAATCTATGATTAGCGCTGAAATGATAAACGTATTAGAAAATACTTCTAAAAAATATAGTTTGAAAAATCTTGAAGGATTTTTAGTTAAGCAAACAGCAGTAATTGAAGAACCTAACCAGTTATTAAAATTTCTTAATAGAATCAGTACCGGCTCAGTTACTTCCATTACTGTCTTTGAGCATTTGGGACAAACACAAACATTCAGCTTACCAGCCTAG